CTTTTACCCTATAATAATTATACACTATTAATTATTATTTTTAAAAAAGTTTTAATTATTTTTTATCGCCCTCGACCCATTGAGTACATTTTCAATAATAGCATCGCCTTTTTTCGTTTTCCATTTCAAAGGTTTCTTGGTAAAACTGCTTAACTTCCGGGTGTTCGGCTTCCTTGATTAGCCGGTGGTTTCGGCAATATACATTCTTCTTCATTTACTTCTCCTCTTCCTTAGTGGTGCAATAACAATCGCCCTCCGGGGTTGTATGTTGAATGTCAATATTAAATATTAAATAATTATCAAATACACTCTGAACCCAAGTCGCGAGCACATAGCAGCCAAGCTTGAGTTGTCTTTTTATAAAGTCCTGGAAGTGAATATCATGGGGGTTAATGGCGGTCAAGAAAAATAGTTCTTTATAAGCCCATGGACTATATTTGGTGATTTTATAAACATAATATTCGGTCTCCAATTGCGGCTTCCGGACTGTTCCGGCAATTCCTAAAATGCTCCCCCTTACCAATTGTTTATAAATACTAAAGTCGGTTGCATCTCTAGGACTCATCTCTTTTTTCTTCATTATTGCTCCTTTACCATGCTAAAGATCTCTTTAATAAAAAGGGGTGGTATTCCTTCACCGACCACTTGCCGCACAAAATTATCGCTCGCCCATTCGGGAAAGTCCCAATCGGGTGGCAGTGTAAATAGAATAAATATCTCCCGGAGGGTTAATACTCGGGGATCCGAATATTTTCCATTCTCTAATTTTCTCCCGGGGTGCACATTGTTTTGCGATGTAATTGTCCCACTTGACATCGTAATCGTTGGTGCCGGTTTATCCCATGCGATCCGTTTATAAGTTGAAGAGTATCCCCGAATTCTTATCCCATCAATTCGTCTCGGATAATGGTAATCGTTCTTGTGGGCGGATTGACCGGTGGGGGTGTTCTCCATGACGGTGATGTGTCGTAATTCGTGGATCGGTCTTTTATGATGCTTCAAGCCGGTCTCGGCTTCTTCACCAACGACCCCCCGAACGATTGGGTGCAATCTTGGAAGGTGCCCGATTGCATCTCTAACGGTGATTAAATGTGGATGCTCGGCGGGAAAATTTCATACCGGGACATCTTTTCTTGACATTAAAATAATTCCTCTTCTCCGGTGTTGCGGCACTCCGAAGTCTTGGGTATCAAGGATCGCCTTTTGGAAAATATAATCATCGCCAAAATCCTCGGCAATGACCCCCGGGATTAATACCTCTCTATTTTCATAGATGACCTTATCGGTGAAAAATTGCGGAACATTTTCAATGAAGATATATTTCGGTTTCAGGGCTTTTATAATTTCCATGGCATCAAATGTCAAGAGGTTTCGGGGATCATCCTTTCGCCTTTGCCCCGCTATTGAAAAACCCTGGCATGGTGGTGCCGCCATCACAAAATCAACTCCCGCTTTTAGTGATGCTTCAATGATCTGCTTTTTAATATTGTCCTCGGAAATGTCACCGACCACTTGCACAACTTCCGGGTAGAAGTGGTTGTAAAATTTCGCCCGTTTTTCAATGAGCTCACTACTAACAACAGTCTTGAACTTTGCGGGATCTAGCAATGTCTCGGCAATGCCGACATTACAAAATAGCGACAAGATCTTGTGTTGATTTACCTCCCGATTTTTATTGTTCGTTTTTGTAATTCTCATGCTTCCTCCTCGTTTCATTCTCACGGTTCATTATGCATCTGGATTGGGAATTTGGTCTCAAATCACCGGTTTATTATTCACTCCTTCCGGGTTCAACAATCGAGCAATTTAAACTCCATCCGGTTGTGATATTCAATTTTCACCCATGCCTGATTTTCGCCTCCAAACGGGTGGTTGTATTGACCGATCCTTTTGGGTTGTTTCAATTTGATCCCGTTCGTTTTCGTTAGGCAATAAAGGATGAACTTCTTCTCTTTTTTAACCATTATTCTTCCCGCCAAAGATAACGGTGCAATCCAGTTCGTGGGCAAGTCGCCCGAACTCTTTTATTAACTTTTTTAATTTTTGTTTTTTTACCATTTTAAAATAACCACCTTCCCATGACAAACCCAAAGAGTGCTCCACCCGCTTGGTCGTTGTTCCGGGCGTATCGAGTAATGCCGAACTTTCATTTTCCGGGTTTATTATCACCCGAGAATTGAAAAGTGCCGATTTTGCTTCTGGTTTGCTTGGCGTGTTCGCTAATCACGATATTGCGGGCTCCGTAAATGTTAATCGCTTCGTCTATCAATTGTTTTAACTCGTCTCAATCGGAAGCTTTGGCGGAAGCTAAAACTGCGCGATTAATTGAGCACTGCACTAAATAATAGGAGTTGACATCAATTCATAATGACAGTTTTTTCTCGCTAAAGAAACCGCCTCAAGATGTCTTCATTAAAACCGGGTGGTTCGGTTGATCTTCAATCTCTTTATTGACACGATTTTTTAACTCGCCCCAAAACTTTCCGATGTCGGAGTGTTCGTTGCTATATAGTTCTTGATTATCGTTGATAATATATGTCAAACTTTTAGCCATAATTACCCTCGTGGTGCCCCGGGGTAGATTTAAATACCTTGACACATTCGTAGATTATCATTTCACAATTAGGGTGTTCTTTTCGTAGTTCACGGGCTCTCAATTCCGCTTTTAACATTGTGTTTAATTGCTCCGGGTATCTTTGCCCACAACATCGATAAAGCAAGTAATAACTCGCATCTATTCTTTTTCTATCCATTTAACAACTCCTGCATTAGTTTCGTAATGGTCTTCATTGTTTCATCGACCAATTGGCTGTCATTGAAATTAGTTATCTCCGCAAATTTGTCGCGCAGTTTTAATAGCTCGGCAGCTTGTTGATTGTTTGTTAATTTTGTCATGTGATCTCCTCCGGGTATCTTTACCCTATATTAATTATACACGATAAATTATTTTTATAAATAAAAAAAAGCCCTTTGGGGCTTTTAGATATTCAATTGTTTAAACTCTAGTCAACTTTTTTAGCAATTCATCTAGATAGTTCATTTTTACGACTCAAGCATTATATTGCCCGGGTGTTCTAAATTTTCTGCTAGCTTTATCTTTGTTGTATTGAGCCGCTAGTTCTTTAATTTTAGCAATTTTAGTTTCAACACTTTTAGCTTCGTTTAACTCGGCTGTGATGGTGTTATATTGTCTCGCGTAAAATTCTTTAATATAGTTTAAGTTTTTCATGTTTATCTCCTATGGGTTGTCTTCAACCCTATAATAATTATACCATAAATATATATAATTTAACAAAGTTTTTAAAGTTTTTATAAATAAAAAAGCCCCGGGGGGCTTCTTTAATATTTGGTTTTTAACTCTCGCTAATTTTTGAAGTGTTTCATTTAGGAAGTTCATTTTTACAACTCAAGCATCATATTGTGCGGTTGTGCTAATGTTGGCTTTATCTTTGTTGTATTGAGCCGCTAATTTGTAGATTTTAGTAATTTTATCTTTTTTAGTTTTAGCTTGGTTTAATTCCGCTTTAATGGTGTTATATTGTCTTGTGTAATTTTCTTTCATAAAGTTTAAGTTTTTCATTTTATCTCCTACGGGTTATCTTTGTCTTTAACCCTATAATAATTATATACTATTCTGGAGGTTTTTTAACAAAAAGTTTAATTTTTTTTTATTTTTTTTCGGATAATCATTGTGGATCTTTTTTGGATTTTTTTTCGAGGTTTTCCTCGATTTCTAATGCCTTATATTCATCCTCGATGAACTTTTTAATTGTCCCGATTTCCCGTATCAATACATCCGCCGTAAATAATAGCGAGTCGCATTTTTTATGGATGTCGAACCATTTCTCTTTTGTCATCATGTTTGGGCTCCTTTCTATATATAGATATTATACACTAAAAAGATAAAAAAAATACACCACCCTGAAATGAAAAATAAAGAGGTGGTGCATCGTATAGATTATATATGGTGGGATTTTACTCCCACGGTATTATTATACCGCAAAAAGAAAGAACACCCCGTCCAATTTGCCGTTGCGGGATGCTCTTTTTAATATTCAATTGTTAAATTCAATATTATAAAAATTCAACTTCACAGTTTGGAGCTTTCGCTCCGCTTTTATTATAACACAAAATGAAAAACAACCCCGGAGGGTTGCCATTCAAAAAAAACATAACTAGGGCAGGCGGTTTTCCTTCGCCCCAACATTTACTGCATTTATAGACCGCCAACCAAATTATAAATGAAAAACAAGCCCCTAAGAGCTTGTTTAACTTTAAAAAAACGATTATATATTTATTTTTATCACCTAAATAATTAGGTTAGAAAAGGCGAAATCCTTTTCTCTCGGTGGCGGTTGACCGAGACCAATTCCGGCATTTCTATTCCGCCAACTGAATTATATAACAAAGTGAGAGCACCCGGAGATCAACCCGGGCGTCCAAATGAGTATATAGGGAGCGAACATTTTTAAGAAAGGAGGTGATATCACAACAACGAAAGTTTTTAAATATCCGGTTCGCCCCCAATCCGATTATAACATAACTGCTTATTGCTTAGGCTTTAAAAAGACTTCGGCTCTTTTTTCGTTGAACCTTTTAGCGACTTTAAAGTCTTGATCTTTGGCGGTATCAATTTCTTTAAAGCCCTCGTTTATCAAGTATTTATATTCTTTTTCATTTCGCGGCGAGAAGATGATCGCTCAATTGTGGTGCTTTTGAGTCAATGGAATTACTTCATCGGTCTTCATTACAACCGCTTCTTCACTTGAGGTTTGAATTATATATTTAGCATTGTTCGGGTCATGAATGTGTTGCTCCCGGGGAATAACGAAATATGTTATCCCCTTATTTTCAATGTCAAACTTTTTAATTTTAAAGCAACCGTCTTCTTTGGTATCGGGGGTAAGCTCAATACCATATTGCTCTTTAAAATCATCTATTTGTCTTGCTTGTTTATTAGCCATAATTGTTCTCCTTTTTTGTTAATTATAGCACAAAAATGAAAGACAAGCCCGTGTGAGCTTGTCTAACTTAAAAAAAACGGAAGAGGCATTTATCTTCTTAATAACTGCTTCTAGTGGTGGCGAGGGCGTACCACCAATATTTCTTTTGCCCTACTATATAATAATACCATGAAATAAAAAAATACACCTAATACCAAGCTATCTTGTTTGACCGTCGCCAAATAGTCTTAGCATTTTATAGGTACCAACCGAGCACCGAAATCCGCGAAACCGCGATACTCGTACCGGGGTCTCCCGGGGTGTATATAATTAGTATAGCACAAAAATTATATCTTTGATAATTTTTAAAACAAAAACATCCACCATATAGATGGATGCTATCGTCATCGGTCGTCACCGACATCTTCTCTTACAGAAGGAATGCATCGTTCCTTTACCCCGGCGCATGCCGACACCTCTGAATTCAAAGGGGGAACATAACTATTATATATTAAATTATCGCTTTGACAATATTTTTATTTCTTTTATTATGAAAGGGTCATTGAGTGCGGCTCAAGCCATTTCCCTAGTGACCGGATACATTTTTCCTTTTCTTCGTTTAATTTCCATTTAAAGATTATAGCGCAAAAATGAAAACACCCCTGGGGGCAGAGGTGCTTTTTAAGGATTTGACCTCCGGGTGACCTACCTTACGGGGACTTTTTACAACCTAGAAGTAGAGTGGAATTATGGTGGAACATCTCCATTCCCCAACCACTCCGTACTTATTATACCATATAATTATATATTTTGGCATGGAATGTTTTCCTCGCGTGCGCGTGCGCACTTTGTGGTTTAACTGTTTTGTTTCATTTATGGAAACACCAATATATGGTTCTTTAGATGTTTCTTCAAGGTCAAAGGTTAATGTTAAATTAGATGTTCCTTCAATCCTAACCTTTTATCCATACCTTAAAGATGATTGACACATGTTAAATATAGTTTAAACGGTATAGCGCGAGGAGAAAGGTAGGGCTCAGACCGATGCAGAGACTGGCGAGACCGCCATTTTTACCCCCAAAAGAGCGGCGCCGCGGATTTTCTGCTAATTTTTATGCTTCTCCTTAAAACCGCTCGTTATATCGCCCGTTTTCGCATTATTGAAAATATTTACTATAAAGCCGCCTTTTTATGTATAATATTTATAGTATTAAAAAGAATAGGAGTCAACATGGAAGACGATTGGTCTGTTTCGAAGGAGAAAATGGAGCTTTGGGACGAACAAACATTAAATCATTCGAAGGGTATCAAGCTTGTTATTTACAAATACACCCGTCCTAGTGATAAAAAATATAAAAGGTATGAAGCGGGTTTGGCAATTTTCGGTTGCGACAAATGTCGGGGTCTTAATTCGTTTTATAATATGGACTCGTTTCGTACTCTCAAGGAAGCCCGGGATAACTTAAAGGAAAAGGCGGTCGGTTTTTATTCATACTTCGACCATGCCGTAAAAAAGCGGGGCAAATAATCCCCTCGGCTGCAAGTGAAAGAACCGTTTAAAGCTTGCTTTTAGAAAGGAATTTATGGAAAATAAAACCGATATTACGGATTTAAAAGTAATCGAGTCGGGAGTTGAAGCCGAATTAAAACCGGTGCAATTACCCGAGGGGCTCGGCATCATTCATACCACCACCAACGAGGTCATTGCCAAATTGAAGGACGATTATGAGCGGCTGGAATATTATAAAAATCAATATAAGAACATCGTTAAAAAAACGGATGAGGCTTTGAAAAAGGCGGAGCAAATAATCTCCGACCGCAAAACTGCCATTGAAAATAAACTCTTGGACTTTTATACTAGCGAAATCGAGATCACTAAAAAAGTCGGTGACATTGAAGTCAATGTTAAAGAGCTGCCGTCCATTAAATACGATTATGTTAAAATTGTTGAACGGGTACAGTTTGAATATGACGATGATTTGCTTATGAAAAATCCGGCATTCGCCCGGGTAAAACCGACCCTTAACAAGCTCGCAGTTCGAGCGGAATATAAAAAATCCGGCAAGGTCGATGGTCTCAAAGTCGAGAAAGTTAAAACCGTTAAAGTTAGCTTTTAATTAATATTTATTGTTATCTTCTTATAGTTTCTTATAGGTTGTTATAGGGAAGATAATTTTGTTCTTTCTTTTGGTTTTTTTAGGTGGTTATAGTATATTGAGAGCATGGCAAATTTAGTTAAAAATAGCAAAAATCCTCTCCATACAAGAGGTGGCAATCGTGCCGGAACTCCCCATAAAGACGACCGCAAAAATCCCGATCCCGTTATTGATCCTTTGGCGATATTTACAAGGTATAACTCCAGTGTTGGCAAGAGTGGAAAGAAGTTTTCTCCGGAAGAATTAGCCCGGCATGTTTTCGAGTTCTTAAATTATGCCACCGAACCTTCCAATAAAAAACTGGCATCTTACGCTAGCTTCTCAATGTTTATGTTGAAGAAGCACATGTATATTAGCCGGAGCACTTTGGAAGATTATCGCAAGGACAAAAAATATAAAGCGATTGTTGAAGCGATTGTTAATACCCAAAAACTCCAACTTGAAGAGCGTTCAACATACTATACAAAAGGGATGCCTTCCCCGATTTTGCTAATGCTTAAGAACCTCGGATACCAAGACAAAGTTGTTAATGAAAATATTGACATGCCGTCTTTTAATTTTAACAAGGTCAAGGATGACCCCGAAAAATAATCGCAGCATTTATGGATTAGTTGTTAATGTCTTCCGGGACGTTGTCGATGATTTGGAAAAATGGATCGGGATATTTAATTCCCCCAAAGTTGATGAGCTCATTGACAAATGGAATGACCTAGGACTAGCGAGTGAATATGTTATGGGTGGTGGTCGGAAATCAGGCAAGACCTTCTCGGCTTACATTTTGTCGGTCTTAGGTTGCCTCTCCATTGATAATTCAATATTGCTTGTTGACCGGATGCTTAGCAAGAAGCGGATTGACTCCATGGAACAAATTAACTTTATCATTTTCAAATTGCTAAATGTTGGAGCGGCAATTAAGAGTATCAACAAGACCGAGTTTAAGATCACTTTTAACAATGACTCGATTATCTTATTCCGTTCGGTTTATGATCCAAATGGACTGATCCAAATGACGGGGATACCTCGTAAGGATTACACTTTAGCATTCCTAATTAATGAAGAATGTAATGCCTACGAACAAGCTTGGTTTAATATCGCGTCGGAAGCAGTTGTGGCAAAGAAGCAAATTAAGTTCCGGATCTTTAACACCGATACTGTTCGCCAACATATCGTTAACCGCCTTCAAGAAGCAATGCCGCAAGACGAACATGTGATGGTTAGCAAAGGATATCAAAAGGAAAAAATTCACGAGGAGATTAAATACCTCAATAGCAAAGGTAAAGAAGTCGTTGATAACCATATCACCAAATATTATCGGGTTAATTATCGGGTCGCCTTAAAGGTTTTACCAAAGGCAGAAGTCGTCACCATTAACCGCAATTATGACGAAGATCCGGTTCGGGGTCGAGTTGCACGGGATGGACTCAATGGAACGGAGGGCAAACGGCTTTATTACAATCTCGCAGACCGCCATTTCTTAAACTCCAAAGACCTCGATGATTATTCGCGGTTTGAAAGGTTGCCTTACATGTTGTTTAAAAAGTATCGTGCCGGCATTGACGAGGGATATTCAAAGGATAAATTCGCTCTTACATTTTGGGGCATTACCCATCACAATAGAGCTATTCGTTTGGAAAAACTAGTCATCACTCCATCCGGGCAAAAGGACTTAAACATTAATGAATTATCAAAGTCGGCAGTGGAACGATTAATTCTCTGGAGCCAAACATACGAGAACATGCTATTTGTTCCGGTCAATATCCGGGTAGAATGAGCCGGCAATGGAGTGGCAATTAAGCAGGAAATGGAACGACTCCTTTACAATACAAAGATTAATTATACGATTGACAAGGCGAAGAAGTCAATTCAATCCCGGGTTAAAAAAGTGGTGCAAAGCAACATTGAAAGGCAACCCGAACTTGAGGCGCGAGCTGCCATTAAGAATTTATTGTTGGGTCGGAACCAAATGATCTTTTGGAATGCGGATGGCGAGTCTTACAATGAATATTTTAGCCGGGCTCGGGATGATGAGGGTATAATAATTGATGGCGACGACCATGAGGGCGATGCAGACGATTATGCACTCATTCCGGAATATGAAGAAATGCTTGAAAAACCCCCGGAGATAACTTTCAAGGAAGAGCTTGATAAAATTATTAAAATGCGAAGAATTCGGTCATGCTCGCAAATAGGAGGCATTGTTTATGTTTAGGTCAAAGGAAAAAAAGTCAATTAATTACTACTGGTATCTTGGCGATACTCAAAAACTCCGGGAATACCACAACCTCTTCGAGAATGAAAGCACCGGAATGAACTTTTATGCTTCCGAAGATATTAAGACCATTCGGGTGGTTCATTCCGGATTGCCTGCAATTATCTCAAATACAATTACCGGACTTGTTGGTGTTAATGACATTGACATTGAGACCGAAAAGGAAACCGATAAGGAACTAATTGATGAGTTTTATAATGATAATGAAATTCTCGCCAAGCTGCAAGACTCCATTAAAAATCTTACATGGTCGGGTGAATGCTTCATCAAATTCAACCGCTATTATTCGGAAGAAGAACCAGTCATTGATGCCGAGGTTGTCAATCCCTTAAATGCTAAAGTTTATTATTACCGGGGCAGAGTTAATAAGTATGAATTTATCATTTGGGAGAGCGAAGATAAAACCGAACGAACCATTGAGGAATATGGCAAAGGGTATATTGAAGTGCGACAGGAAAAATTAAGCTCCGAAGAGAATAGCGACAACCCCGACTTTTGACATATTCTTAGCTTGTCGAAGACCGTATTTTCAACGAACGAAATCTTCGCAGTTCATGCAGAAGTGCCCGATAATGCCTATACGAAATCTTTGCAGATTTTTGACGCTTTGGACGAAACATACTCCAGAATGCCCCAAGAAGCCCGCGAGGGGCAAATGGTGAAGCTAATGGACTCACGACTAATCCCGATTAATGAAAAGGGGGAACGGATAAAAGATACCAAAGCCGGCTTGAAGACGTTCACCATGATTGAGGGGTTTAGGACTGAGGACGGGGAGCCGTTGGTAAAGCACCTTATGGCGGATATTGACCCGGATAAGCGATACCTTAAGTCCAAGGAGCAATATACCAAAGATGCCATTCGCAATGCCGGGCTAAGTTTTCACACTTATGCCGGGGGCGAAGTCAAAGGGAACATCTCGGCAGAGTCGCAAAGGGAACTCGAGAAGATATCAATCCGGACTCGCAAAGAATATATCGGCTGCCTCAATAATTTTATTAGGCGGATCTTTGAAATCTTTTTATTCCTTAAAACCGTCAATATCACTTCGCAAGTGCTCGATACTAATAACATGAACGATACAATTAATATTATTGATAACGACAAGGAAGTCACCATTAATTTTAATGACTACATTCAGAACTCAATTGAAACCCGGATTAAAGTTTGGGGGAGCATTGAGGCAAAGGAAATATTCCCCCTTAAGTTCCGCATGCAGAAAATTATGGAGAACGAACTAGCGGAAGACGAAATTGACGATCTTGTCGCACAATTTCAAAAAGAAGAAGGAGCAATGGTCGATGATGACGAAGAACAAGAAATTTAACAAGATCATTAACGATAGTGTTCGTGTTTTAAAATTCTCTTCCCCCCGGGAAGATAAGCCCACAATGTACTGCTTGGCTTTTTACAATGAAAAAATGCGGGCATGAGATTGTAAAGATATTTTTCAAACCCTCCGGGGCGCAAAAAGAGCACTTTTAGACTTTACGATTTATACAGAGGACGAATTCCGAAGGCTCGATGACAAAACTAAGGTGCAATAATATCTTCCGGGGTCGCCCATGTAATCGTTTGCTAGCAGTCTTAGAGTCAAAGGTTTATAATTTTATCATGCTATTTACATGTCCCCGCTGCAAAGGTGAGCAGAAAATAAAGATGGTATCAAATGGCGAAGTTCATACCTAACCAAGACTTCATATTCCAACACGCCAAAATTGCGAACGAGGCGTGGGAAAAAATGGAGCTTGCCGTCATTATGGTGCTCCGTAATTCCGTCCTTACGAACTCTGCGAATGTTGAGTCATTTAAACGCCTTGCCGCTAGGCGAAAGAAAAAATACCTCAAGGCAGCCAAGAGACTAGTATTAAATGCGAAGAAGGAGTTTCGAGCGGATTTAACTAAAGAAATTGAAAGCATGGCACGAGAGGGGCTAAAAATGACAACCTCGGCAGTCCTAGACCTCAAAGAGCAGGCGAAGTTATGAAATCCGCACCGGGTATCGTCAAATAAGGCGTTTTTTAGCCGAAATCAGCGGTTTCTCCGGAAAGCCGAAAAAATGGTCTTCGGGGATGTAAAATTGACTGCTTCACGGATTTTGCGGCAGCTTAACCGGACTCATTCCCATATCGTCCAAGAGATCGTTTCTAATGTCCGCGATTTAAAGGATAATAAATTATTTATCTCGGAGCTCCGGGAACAGACTTTAAGGAGTGTTGGAAGGGTTGCTAAGCATGGACTTCCGAAGATCCGGATGGTTGATGGTCGGCAAATGGACGTCGCTAATTATTCGGAAATGGTAACCCGGGCTAATTTTAAGACTGCTTTTAATAGCATGCAGGAGAAACGGTTCGGAGAATATGGAATTGATTTAGTAATTAGTTCCTACCTAGCCGACAGCTCAAAGATCTGCCAACCGTATCAAGGAAATGTTTATTCGGCTCGCGGGGATCATCCGGGATATCCAAGCAAGGATTATGCCGAGGCGGACGGGCATACAACCCACCTTTATTGTCGCCATATTTGGATGCCATACATTCATAATGTATCGATAAAACCGCCCCGAGTCTCTGCACAGACCATTAAAAAGAACCGGAATAATCGTCTCAAACAAAGGCACAATGAACGGCAAATTCGGAAATGACGCCGGGCGGATGTGGTCTTGAATAATAAAAAAACAAAGGATCGGATCGCCTTTTGGGAGGATAAACAAGCCCGATTGATAAGAAAAAACCCGGCAATGAGCCGGGATTATTCACGCGAGAAGGTCATTAAGATATTATCTCGCGGCAAGCTTAAATATGTTCTTTAATGAACTTTAATCTTGTTAATTTTGTCCCCGAGATCTTCTAAACCCTCAAGGTATAAACGAACGTCGTCACAATGGATCTCATGGAATAATTCGTCTTTGGTGACCATGGGAACCATTCGCAAGGGGGTTATTTTAAAAACATTCTTCGTGTCGCGAGTCCGAATGAACTCACTCATGACATTAAAGATTGCCCGCTTCCAACTAATCTCAAATTTTCCTTTCGCAAAATTCCACAAGATAATCCGGGGGATGTTTAACACCTTCATCTTGTCCTTGATTTTTTGGCTTGACTTTTTAATGAGGGCTTCGACTTGGTCGATTGTTTTTTGACTCATGTCTTCTGTTTTGACATTATCGTCCTCAAGGGCTTCGATTGACTTCATGATGATCTTTTGGGTCGTCTCGAAAATTAGTCTTTGCTCGTCAATTGATAATTCTTCAAGGACGATTATTTTCCGGTTGATTGTGCCGATTTTATTTTTATCCATATTATCATTTCACAATCCGGTCAACTTCGTCAATATTGCCTCTACCAATGCAGTCTTTTAATACGCCGATAATTTGGTCTTGAAGTTCTTTATCGAATGTAATATCACGATCATCTTGGGTGTAAAAAATAAACCTTTCAACACTCGATTTATCTTCATTTAGGTCTTCGGCAATAACGAGATCGTGCAATGTTAAGCCACCGATTTTGATGGTGAATTTTCATTCACGCTGATCTCATGTCGTCAACCGAACCCGAACCTTTCCAATAATTTCTGGTTTCATGTTGTTCCTTCTTTCATTTGTGGGCTTCGTTTTTAGCCCTAGTATTATTATACACGATTAATTAATAAAAAAGAAAATAAAAAAAGGCTCGCGCCTTTTGTTTTTTACTCGCTAGGCTTTAGCCTTTTTAGGTGCATGATTTTATGTACGACATCGTGTTTAAGATCCAATTTAAATATTTTAAACTCAATGAAAAATCCCCGCCCTTTTTCTTCATGTTGAAGATCCAGGAAGTGCTTTTGCATCTTTAGGATCCCCCACCTTTTTTTAACTACCAAGTTCGAGGTTCATTTGTGTTGCCTTTTGAATTTGTGTAGTATCAGAAAATTAGTCATGTTCTCCTGCTTTCTTTTTGTGGGTTGTCTTTAACCCTATATTAATTATACATAAATTATCAAATAATTAAAAATATTTTCGGAAAATAAAAACCCCCCGCTTGTGAGAGGGGGTTCCGGGTTAAGCTAAATCCGTAAACTACTTTCCAATATTTCATCCCATTCCGAGAGGGGAACCCCCGTCTCTATTGAGCTCGCGATGAATTATCGATGATTTTCGTCTATGTATATTATATACTAAAAAAAATAAATTAATAATAATTTATCTTGTATAATTAACCCGGGTAGAAAATACCCGGAGAGAAGAGGTGATAATGAATTCATTAATACCATTGTTAAAAGAATTGAGAGACTTAGTCAATCGTCCATTTGGGAACCGTGGTGACCGCGTCCGCATTAAAGAAATAGTTCGGGAGTTATTAAGCTCAACTAAAAAATTAGAAGAGAAAATGTTCCCGGCTAATGAAGTCATGGAGTTCAATACCGAGACTAATATTATCGGATATCATATGCGAAGTTTTGACACATTTAAAGAAGCAAAAGCATTCGCGGATGAAGCCCAAGGCAAAAACCCTTACGGCTATGCCGAAATTTCTGCGCTAATATATCAAAATGCAGGAGTAAAAGACGATTAGTGGAAGGATCACTCATGAACCCAAAAGAAAAAGCGAGCTATTTGGCGGGATATTTTTCGCCATTGACAATCCAACGAAAGACGACTTACAAAGGTCATCAAATTGAAATTCACGAGGGGAACGCCTTTATCGGTTATATCATTGACCGGGAGCGTTTCCGGATTTTTACGAAGTCCGAAAAAAGGGTCAACGGCATCAATCACGATGACATTGACCTCTTAATAAAAAAAGATATCGGAATTATTTAATATTAGTGTATAATAATATCGTGCCCCAAGACAAGACATTCTAATTACAGTTTATCTCCTGCGAAAAGGTTTCTTCAAACGGGGCACATTGTTATATATTTTTTAAAAGATGACCCATTCCATTTCGGATTGGGCTCTTTTTTTATGGTATAATATTACCATGAAGAACAAGGAGATGGCATCATGCAGAAAGTGATATTATCATTGAAGCCCAAATACGCGAAGATGATTTTAAAGGGGAAGAAGTTTTTTGAGCTCAGAAAAAAGATACCCCGGAGAAAGTTTGAGCACATTTTGGTTTATGCAACCAAACCGGTCGGGATGGTGATCGGTGAGGTTGCCGTTAAAGAGATCTTCAAATTGCCGCTTGATGAACTTTGGAAGAAGACCAAATCGTCAAATGGGGTCTCAAAGCAGGAATTTTTTAAATACTTTGATGGCATGGAGAATGGCTATGCGATTGAGCTATGAAAAAATAGCCACCACCTTTGGAAGTTCCCCATCTCAATTCATTATTACGGTCATAAAAAGGCGCCGCAAAATTTCGCATATAGCCGGGAGTTTGACCCGGAGGGAAAGGCTTATGAAGATGATTAAAACGGGTGACATCCTTGAATTCCTAAAAGTACAACCCGATGACTCATTTGACCTCGGTATCACTTCGCCCCCATATAACAAACAAGAGAAGAATAACGGTGGCTTAGTGAAGAATGTCGTTTATGAAAAATATCGGGACATTATGGGCGAGCATGAATACCAAGCCTGGCAAGTGGAAGTCTTAGACCAACTTTATCGTGTCATTAAACCCGGAGGACACTTCTTTTACAACCACCGGGTAAGGTATCTTAACGGCGGGGCAATCCACCCCTTCCAATGACTGCAAAGAACACGATGACGGCTGCGTCAAGAGATCATTTGGAACCGCAAAATAGCCGGAAATATTAGGGGTTGGCGGTTTTGACCGATTGAAGAGCGGATTTATTGACTTTACAAGCCTTCGGGCTTAAATGATAAGGGTCGCGAGTTAGAGTCGAGGCATGCCCTAATGACTTCCATTTGGGAAATAAGACCCGAGATGAAGAGCAATCATCCGGCGCCTTTTCCCCTAGCAATTCCAACCCGGATTATTTATTCCATATTTAGCAATGAAACCGGCAAGAAGATTATTGACCCTTTTGGTGGGTCGGGAACGACTGCCTTAGCGGCGCACCTCCTTAAACACGAATATGTCTCGGTTGACATTGACCCGGCATATAGTCAAATGGCAAAAGAGCGAATTAATAAAAACAAAGACAATTATAATCTTGTCACGGAAGAAATAGGTCGCCATAGGGTCGGAAAAACATACAAGGAAAGGAAAGCAGAAAAATGTGAATAATTGCGGGACTTTGGTCGGTCGGGATGATAATCATGGCGATATTAATTGCCTTCGGGGTGATAAAGGGGATTGTTGGAGTTTGAGTGCTAGTCATCACTTTGCCGATAATTGCCTTCCTGCTTTTGATAGGTGGTTAATTTGACATGATAATTAAAAAGAAGAAGCGGGAAATTAAAAGGTTCAAAACCGAGAGCAATGAATTTACAATTAGCGATGGCGAAGAGTTTAGCTTGAATTTAAAATTATTAATTGTTGAAGAGTTAGCATGTAAAAGTCAACGGAAACTTTACGAGAATGTTTTCCATAAGAAGCGAAGCATTAAGATCCAGCTTGGCGAAATTACCCGGATAAATAATCAAATTGAAAAACGAATTAAAGACCTAGAAATTCATGTCCCGATCATTTGGCGAAGCATCACCGGGGAGGACGAATACAAGGGTTCATGGAAAGAAGCGATTAGTTGTCAGTTGGAGTCCATGGGAAAGCAACTTGCTAAAGATGGTAAGGCAAGTGGGAACGGCATCATTCCATATTACGACATTAAAGAAACTTCAAAAAAACTTCATTAAAAATATTTTAAAAACTTTTTAAAAAAACTTATAAATAGTGTATAATTATTATAGGGTTAAAGACAAAGATAACCCGTAGGAGATAAACATGACTTCAAAAATTCAAAGCCGCACTTCCGAACAACTGGAAAAAGCGACTCAACATGGAGAAAACCAAGCGATAAGTTTTTTCTTTAAAGCCGTTAAAGGCAAACAAAGAAGCGAAACAATCCAGAAGTGAGTTAGCGCATTGACCGAAATTCACGCTCAAAATGTTAAGAACAATGTTGAGAGTAAAGCTTGAACCGTGCGAATTGTTAATGGCGACTGAGTGACTAACCGTTATGGAAGAAAGTTATTCTTTAAAATTGCTAGCGACAAATAAAACCAAATAAAAAAAATAAAAGCTCCCCCAGGGGAGTTTTTTTATATAATGCACTTATCAGAGAACCTTTAGTTCCTAAAAATAATTTCCATTATCAAAGTCGCCATTTGACAATGGAATGTGAGACCTTAACTCATATCAAAAAAGTGAGAGGAAATTATGGCAGTTAAAAAATTCAAAAGAGATGAAATCATTAAATTAATCGGTGTTGATTTGACGGAAGAACAAAAGAGCGGAATAGCTAATGAGTTCGAGATTGAAATTGACGACCCGTCCTTTGCAGAGGTTCAAAAGAAATACAAAAAAGAAATCGATGCATTGAAGGAACGGACAATTAAAGCCCGTTTCAAAAGGGATGCCAAGGACGATAAAGATCCTAAGGAGCCCGAAACATTTAGCAAGGAAGATATTGAAAAACTTAAAAAAGATATCTATTCCGAAGCCGAAACTAGCACAAGAATTAATTTGTTCTTAGATACCCTCGCAGAAGAAGATCGTGAAGATGCTAATGCGATTATCAAAGCCCGGATTAATGGCGGCGCCAAAATTACCGACGCCATTAAAAGTGCAAGAACCCGTTTTGCTAAAGACGATGCGACCGATACCCCGGAGATTGAAAAGACCAAAACCCTTAACGAGTTTGGGTTGCCAATCAAGAAGGTTAATGATAAAATCGATGACGAATTAGAGCGTGAGCTTAAAAAATATATCTAAAAAATTAAAGGAGCTATTAAATGGCAAACACAACAAGAAAAGTCTATTCCAGTCTGTTTTTGAAGATAGTCGAAAAATTCTTGGTGACCCTTGGCGAAAACGAAGCCTCCAAAGAGTCAACCGGAGTCGTATTTTTCAATAACAACTGGGAGGGCGATATCGCTCAACGCGGAGCGACCGTGGTTAATATCCCGGTTGAAGGAAATGACCCAACGGTAAGAAATTATATTATCGCAACTGGGATTGCACCCGAAAACATCGAAGGAAAGAACTTGCAGGTTATTGTCACTGGAAGTCATGCGATTAACGAATTGCTTGATGGATACGAAGTGAAAACCGTGCCCGCTAAAGTGGTGGCAAGGCGCCTGCAAAGGTCTGCAAAGGCATTCGCTAAGAAAATTGATGACGATGGTATTACTACCCTCGAGGCATCACCGAACATTCTTAAAGCCGGGGCGGATTTGACAAAGGCTAATGCCTACGAGAAGATCCTTGATGGTATTACTAAAGGGATGGAAGACAGTATTACATTTGCGGGGTTAATCACCACCCCGAAAGTTTATAAGCTAATTAAACTTGACCCGTCATTCACAAAGAATTCTGACATGGGTATGGCACAAGCTAAAAACGGACGCGTCGGATTTATTGACAGTATCCCGGTAGTTGTTTCAAACAAGCTTGACCCTAAGACCCAAGTTATCTTGGTGGATTACGACCATGCGACAAGAATTAAGGCGTTTGAAGTTGGACCAAAGCTAGTCTCACTCGACCAATCAGCCAACTTCATCGGTGCATCCGCTATTAAAGGAAGACTAATTTTCAAGCACCAACTTACCAACACAAAAGGTGTTTTGGTAATAACTAACGAGCGCTAATAAGCGACTCAAACTAAAAAGGAGAGCAATATGGGAAAAATTATCCAAATCAAACTTGAGGATGTCATCCGTGAGATTGACGAAAAAAATCTTGAGCGATTTTATACCAAGGGCTGAAGAGCCGTTGAGTCAATTGAAGCCGAAATTAAAGCGGCTCAATCATCACCCAAATCCGCGGAAGTTAAACCCGCCAAGGCTGCCCCAAAACCCAACAAAAAAGATATCGGAGTTTAAACATGGACTTGCCGACTGCTAAGGATTTCCGGGACGAGTTTTCCGAGTACAATGCCGATATTATTGACGACAAAAAACTCGCAAGGCTTTTCAAAGAAGCGGAAAATACGATTAATTATCATGTATTTAATAAACTTGACAGTGCTTTGTCCGCCTTCGCAGAGAAACTTTTAAAGCAGGCAATCATTTATGGGGCACTGCATATCTTCCTCACGACTAATACCGCCGGGGACTCCACCAACGACCAAAACTTTACGACAGTCAAATTAGGCGACTTCACAGTCTCAAAAAACACTGTGCACCAACTCTTAAAGGATGCCAATAGCAATAATAAACTTGTGCGAATGTTGGGAAGCCAAGCTTATCAATATATCGCTAGAAGTGGTCTTCTCTACCCGGGGCTAGATCCCCTTGTAAAAGTGGAGTTCGCAAACCGGGTGGATGATGATTAGAATTCCGGCATGATTGCTTAGTACCCCAGTCAATTTAAAGAAGTTTAAAGGGCTTGACGAAGATGGTCGTTCCATGTATGACCCGGCACTTAATTTAATGTGCCGCCTACAAGCAAATGCCACCGAGGTTGTTAAGCTTAATGGCGATACCGTTTATTATAACTCTGTCATCTTCCTTGACTATGCCGGAGACGATATTAAGATCGGGAGCATGTTTATCATCGGTGGGAAGCAATTTCTCGCGAAGAAGATTGATGCCTTTCGCAATCCGGATGGCACGATTAATCATGTCAAGGTCTTCGTGGAGTAAAAGATGAGCACCAAAATTATCCCCAACCGAGCCGGCATCCGTAATTTGCACCGCAAGAGTGAACTTGCACTTCGCTTGACTGCCGATTTAATGGCACAACGGATCAACCCCCAAGTCCCATTCAAAACCGGGGCATTGTCGATGAGTGCATTTCAAGGTGGGCGCCGGGTTCCGAATTTAAAGGATACGGCAACCATTAAGTTCATTGCCTACACCGCGCCTTATGCAGTGAAAGTTTATTATGGCGAGGGCTTGAAATTTACCCGGGATAAACACCCTCAAGCTCAGGCTTTTTGGGGACGCCGGGACATGGGCGACCAATTGCTAATTCAAAGAATTTATAAGATTGCTTACCGGAAAGTTGGAGGACGATAATGCTTGATACAAAGCTATTAGTGAAATATCTTAAAGACCGGGAAGTTAAAAATGTTATCATGGGAAGATCATATTTGGACTCGCCCCGGACAATCTTAATTATTGACGACATTCCTTCGGCTCCAACCCCGCTTGGTATTTCCGGACATTTGAGCTTTTATTATAAAAGCATCAAACTTGTTCTCATGGCAACCAATAATTACAATGCATCGCGCATTTGGGTGAATGACCTTTATCACTGGTTCGCATACCACCCCTACATTGCCGAATTAGGATGAGTGCAAGTCAACCCGGAGATGCCGGTCTTTATTGAGCGGGTCAAAGACCTTTATAAATTCGTGATGATACTTGATGTCATCTATGACCGCCAAAAAATTGCTCCCAAGCCCAAGGGCGACTTCGGTCTTGAAGCCGAGCTTGAAAGCACATAAAAAAAGCCCCGGGGGGCTTTCTTTTTTTGGTTTTATTTTACGACTTTAATTAGCTTTTTAAATATTTCGTCAAGTTTATTCATTTTGACAACTCATTCGTCATATTGCGCCGGTGTCTTAATGTTAGCTTTTTCTGCGTTATATTTAGCCGCCATGTCTTTTATTTTGTTAATTTTTCATTCCACGATTTCGGCATATTTAATTTTATCACCTTTATTTAATTCGGCTTTAATTTCGTTTAATACCTGTGGGTAATTTTCTTTAACAAAGTTTAATGAACTCATGTTTATCTCCTTCGGGTCGTCTTCAACCCTATATATATTATACCATATAATTATATGTTTTGACAAACTTTTTAAAGTTTTTTTATCTTTTTTTTTATAATTTAATTGTTATACAAAGGAGAACTAATTTATGGCAGTTTTTTCAACAAACCAAATTACCACGGAAATCAATGTGGCAGACCACGGTCAAGCCGAGGACTGAAAGCGACTAATTGACTTTACCGGGATAACTAACACCCTAGAAAGTACAATTGATGAGCGCGATGTCATTGACAGCATATTCACGAAGCGGGTTTTTACCGGGGGAATGCGTCGGGACATCTCATTTGAGGGATTTATCAACCGGGGCGATGACGCCCACGACTTCTTGTGGGATCTTGCTAACAAGGACTCGGTCAAAGAATTCAATGACCGCAAAATAAGGTTTAAATTCCCGATCCAAAAGGACGGCAATAATACCCCGGAAATTCATACATACACCGGAGTCATAAAGATGACAAGTGATTTTGGGGGGCAAGCCACCGAATTATCAAAGCTAACATTTGACTTCCTAGTCAATGGCAAAGCCGTTGCCACTGCAGAAAGTAACAAGAAGTAATCATGGCAAATTACGACTTGTCGGAATTCGTTAAATCCCAAAAGCAAAGCAATCAACATGCCACTATTAAAATTAATGACGCTCATGTCTATAAAATTAAAAAGAGTGCTTGAGCCTTTTTACAATTGTCTTCCATTACCGAAAAGCATAAAAACGACAGTGCTAAAATCGGTCAAGAAGTTATCCGGACATTCCTAGGGGAAGAAGCCTTGAAATTCATCGAGAGCGATGCTGTCCCGGCAGAAGCAAGAATGCGAATTTTTACGATTATCGTTTCCGAGATTACCGGGGTTCAAGAAGGTTCTGCCCCGGACGGTGAAGCCGGAAAAAAGCAATAAGTTATAATCAATTATTTCATGAGTGAGACCTTATTGAAGCATCCCTAGCGTTTGACTATGGCATCATCCTCAATAAAGAATTCTTAGAGAGCATTAGTTATCAAAGTTTTTCAAATCTTATAATTTACCTAAGCTCCAAAAGTCCGCTCGGCAAACTGGAACAATTGATTGCGACTCCGAACCACGAATTAAAGAACCCGCAAATCATCCTTAAAAACCGCTATATAATTCAGAGGAATAAAAAAGACGGATTGGTTGACATTAATAGCTCTGATTTTTGGAAAGGATAATCCATGGCGAACACAGTCGGAACAGTTGAATACAAAGTTCGGTTCAATAAGAGCTCGCTAACTTCGAGCATGGCAAATGCCGGGAAGAAAATTACGGCATGGGGAAACCGCATCAGTGGGTTCATGGCAGGAATTCTTGGGGGCGCCGTTTTCCACCAAGGACTGCAAAGTTGGAAAGAATTTCAAGGAGCCCTTCGGCAAGTTAATGCCCTAGAAGTTGGGAAAGCCGAGCTTGAAAAATTGAACGATTTGGGTATGGAAATTTCGGAGACCTTTGGGTGAGGCGCCGCTAAAGCGATTGAGGCGTTTTACTATGCAGCCTCTGCCGGAAGATCCGGAAAGGCGGGACGAGACCTTGTTCGGGTTGCCGCTCACTTGACTGCAGCCGCCTCCGCCTCAGGCGAAGCCCTAGATAATACGGCAGCTGCCAAAGCAATTATTACCGTCTTAAATGCCTTCAAATTAAAAACGAGTCAAGCAGCAGAAGCTGCCAACGCCCTTAATAATGCCGTCCAATTTGGTATCACTTCTATAAATCAATTATCCGGGGCGATACCTCATGTTGCGTCACTTGCGAAGTCCTTTGGAATTTCTTATAAGGACATATTGATTGGAACTGCCGCCGCCACCCAACCGAATGTGCCGACCAAAATGGTCGCAATTTCCTTTAAAGCGATGATCTCAGAGATGGCGAAGAGTTCCACAAAAGTCGGGCAAGCCATTCAAGAAACATTCGGGAAGTCGTTTGCCGAGCTAACCGATGGGGGTGTCGGCTTAATCGAAATTCTCCAAAAGTTAAACGATGTTTATCTTAAGGGGGCAACCAAGGAGTTCATTAACCTCTTCGGAGGAATTCGTGCCGGAAACATCGCCATTGTCCTCGCCAACGAAAAGTTCAAGACTTTTACTGAGACCCAGAAGAAGTTTAAAAATTCAACGGATGCCCTAACCAAAGCCTCCTCTTCTTTTATTAATAATCCTTTGACTGCGTTTAATGCCGGCATGGAAAAACTGAAGAATAATGTCATGAAGTTAATTAATAGTTTCGGGGGACTCGGTAATATCATCGTTGGCTTGGCGGTTGCTTTTGCCACATTTAGAGTCGCTAATTTTATCTCAAAACTCATCTCGGTTGCAGCCGCATTGACTGCCGTCGGGGTCGCAAAAACTGCTGCCATGTCCGGACCCGCGGCAATAGCAACCGTTCCTGCTTTCCTTGCAGCCGTTGGTGCGGGGGTCACGGCAGCCGCTTCAATTTGGGGAGCCGTCCGAATTAATAGTGCCTTTAATGGCGACCGGGAAGCCAAGATCCCGTTTGGTGGGGCTGCACAAGGAAGAACTGCTAAGAGTTCGGTTATCAACCGCATTGTCGTCAATAATTCTCCTACCGGGACGAATGTTCTTGTCAACGGTCAAAAGACCAATGCACAGACTAATTTTGGGGGAAGTTAATGCGCCTCAAGGATGTCAATTTTAACCAACCGGTTCGCCTGCTTATCAATGGGGTGGAGTATGCCTTCGATAAAAAAATCTCTGGGAAACAAAGAGCACTGAATAAGGGGGTCGTTAAATATGAAAATATCATCCCGTATAATTTGACCGCCAACCAAACCATCGAGTGATTTACCTTCTTCCCAAAATTCTCCCGGGTAGAGCAATATTACGGAGAGCAATTATTTTATCTCGGCTTCATTAGGGAGCAAAGTGGAAGTGCCAATCCCAAGATGCCGAAGTATGTCAGCATTGATGTCCTTGACGGCAAGGACTGGCTTACCCAGTCTGAGCTTATCGGACAAGTATATATTAATGAGACCTATGAAGAAGTGGTTGATAAACTAATCGCCAAAATTAATCTGCCGTTCATAAAAAAAGGCAAGCTGCAATTTGAAGCCGACGGCAAGATTGAAGGGTGGGACAGTAATGAAGTGGATGCCTATTCGGTCTTGCGGTTTATTGAAAAGCAGTCCGACACAATTTTCCAAGTCTTATTAGAGGACGATAAAACCTATTCAATAAACTTCTTCTCAAAGGAAAAGATTGCCGATGATACCGGGAACAAAGGTCGCGACTTAATTATTGATACCCCGGAGAGCATGAAAACATTCACCGATGATTTTGCGATCATTGATATCAACTGGCGAATATTGAATGATAAAGATTACAATATCGTCCGTGTCTCGAGTGAAAAAGTTATCTCCAACATTTCGACCCACCAAAAGATTGACCTTGCAGTTGTTAGCGACCGGTTTTCACTCGGTGAAAAAGTCGGGCGGTTTGATAAATTAAACTCCATAATAACGGATGCTAGTGGGAAGAAAATCCGCACTCTAAGGATCATTACCAACCAAGATGCCGCCGCCGGGCGCAATTATGATATCGCCTATACCCAAGGCATCCCCGACATAACAATCAACGAGAACCTCTTAAAGAGTACCAATATCATCGAACTGAATTATTACCCTTTAAGGCGAGGTTCCGTTCAATTTGAAAATAATGCAGACCAATCGCAAATTGCCGCTTATACGGGGGGCACTGGGCGAAAGGCGCGGTTTGAGAAACACAACGATGCCGGCATTATGCAGCACCTCATCAAATATGCCAAGAATTACTTGCGACATGGGGTCGAAGACAAGCTTGAATTAACCGTTCGCACTGCTAAGGCGCCATGAAATCCGGGGGAACATGTTAGCGTCAAATTAGAGAATAAGCAGTTGAACGGGATTTACTATGTTAAAAGTGTCGAGGTAGATATCACCAATGTTAAGGATGGGGAGATATTTAGCGAGTACGAATATCTGCTCACGAAAACGAGCGATTTTGAAGAGCATGTCAACTTTTACGATAATCAAAGTTATCGTGAAAAGCCGGTTTTTACCGAGCAAAAAACACTAAGAAGTTTTGAAAATTTCTTCGTTAAAATTAAGATATTAGCAAAGCCGGGAACGATTACATGTAAATCACTTGATACCGATGACATGGGTCTTGAGTCGGTGTTGGAGGGTTCATAATGGCAAAAATAACCGATAATACAAAACAGACACTGCTAGATATCCTCTCAAAAAATAACAACCCGGAAGAACCTGCGACCACTTTGCCGGCACCCATTAAGGTTAATGATTATCGCTTCCTTCAAAGGTACTCCGGGGGTACTTATAAAAAGATATTAAAATTATTCTTCTATAAGGATTTAGTTATTCAATATGTAATAAGTTATAAAAACCCCCCGAAAATTGAATATGAATTTTTAATTTATCGCCAGCCGATTGTCGGTCGTTATGAAACTCACCTTCATTGAACGGTCGGCAAATATGAGACCCTTGAGGGCGATAAGGGTCTCCCGGAATTTAAAGAGCTCAAATTGACCGATGACGGTGTCTTTTATGGGCTCGCTAAAATTAATGATAAAACCCACTTCGTAAAGTTCCATGGCTTCCTGGAAGACGATAATTATCAAGATTATAAAAAACTCCACGAACAGTTGCCCCCGAAAACAATTTACCCGGACGCGATCTTTGACATTGAAACCGTAATTAATACTGAAGAGTTCGATGATACGAAAAGACTGGATGTTCCCCTTGGCGATGCCGCCTTTAGTTTTGGCGATGGTGGATATGACAAGATCGACTTCAACCGCGATGTCTATGACAAGAACAAGTTTGCTTTCGCTTTATGGCAAAAGTCGAACCGTTGAATTACCATGGTGCAATTCGTCATCCTTAGGAACAATATTAATTCAATTCGGCAGACTGAATTTATTATTAACGAGGCGATTTCTTTAACGGAGGGCACCGATTTACCCGGGTCAAATTTCGCGGGCATAAGCACAATCGGGGTCTTGACAGGCGATACAAAAACTGCCGATAATAAAGTTAATAAGGGGTCAATTATCTTCTCCACTGAAAAGGATGCCGGGGAAGATAAGGAAGTCGCTTTCGCGAATAACTACCCACACCAAAATTTAACTTACCGGATCCGCTCGTTAAACCACAAGTTCTGATTGCCGACTTCTAATAGCTACTTATTTCAAACGGATCTTGCGCAGACCATTATCGATAACACCCAAATGCAAAAAATCCTCGATGACCTGCGAGCACACATTGCAGCAAAACCCGTCTCGCTTGATTATAAGTTGGTATTCGAGTTTTTCTATACCAACGGCACCTCGCGAACTGTGACTTATCCCAAAATTTTTATTGATAGATTACTTAATGCCACACGCGTCTGGATGGAAATGATATTCCACATCGAAGCCAACAATAAACCGGGTGACGAAGATACTGACATCGAAATTGAGTTCAAGCCACGGGTGAATTTGTTTTACGATTTAGGTGATGGTGTTGAAAGAAGTGCAAGCGGTTCATGAACTGGTTTATATACCCGGAAGGGAAATATCACTGCTAAGGCGGGAGGGGTCGCGAGTTTTGGTGTGAATTTACGGGATACATTTGAAGACCATGAAGGCGGAGATTTAAAATATAACCCGGAACTTGATGTGCGGTTTTGGACTTCGCAGCGTAATCCTCAACCCCCGGCAGAAAATACGATATTCATTCCCCGGCAACAATACAACGATACTTATAGTGTGCTATTACAAGTCAGTGGAAAAACGCTGCAAAGGTCTGTCAAGGAAAATAATACCTCGCAAATTAAAATTATTGAAGACCCGGGTGCAGGGGAAAACGACAAACCGATTAGTTATATTATTAACATGAGCGAGAATAATTCTTACGAGGGGAGTGCCCCAATATTCATCAATCCCAAGCGGGTGTTGATACCACTTAAATCAAAGGAGACCAATGAATATAGCATCTTCGATTTTAACGAAGACAAGTCCGAGACGACCGAAGTTTTCGAACGCTTTTATAACGAAGTCGCAACAAGCTCGGCAACTTTGACTTTAGAATTACTCGATCCGACTTCCGTGGTTCAAGTGCTCGTTAATAATCAGGTCTATGACGAAGAGAATTATACTTTTGATGGCGCCAAAAATGAGATCGCAATTCGGGGGCTAAGCAATAAGGATCAAGTTAGTGTTCGTTATCGGACAAGAATTCGGAAGCCCTCCAAAATTGAAAACTCTTTCAACACTATTAGCGATAACTTCCAAATTGCTGCCGTTTCAAATAAGGACGAACTCCCGACTTCATTTCCTTCCATTGTTGGTGCATTTGATAACAATAACAACAAGAACGAAGTCTTTAATTTATATGATAGTTATGCCAAAATTGTTAAAAATGACTCAAGCGAAAATACCGGGGTGAAGAAGTTCGTTTATGGATATCGCCAAAAGAACATCTTGTGAATTGCGACTGCAAAAGAAGACCAATATCGCGAATGATTGGATGTCGCGGTTTGGCAGCAAATTTATGCCGAGACCGATGACCCCTATTTGAAATTACCATACTCGGCAAATGCTAAGAACCTCAATTTAGCCCGGGTAAATATCCAAGAGGACGAGTTTAAAAACTCGCGGTTTGATAACCGCTTCTTAGATATCACCACCCATGCGAATATCACGGTTGCCACCACCACTGCCGGGGTTCGCGATTTGACCTCCGGGGGTAATCGGACAGTCATCTTTGGAAACACCAACAAGCCGGTCTTGGAATTCGCACGGCAAATCGATAAGGACTTGAACGAAGTCAAAGACATTAATGTCAATGTGGAAGTCGCCTGGGTCGATGAAGGCAAGGGTACTAACCAAGCAGTCTCAAACAAGCTTGCCCTTTTATTCGACGGCACCAAAACGATTAACTTGGAAGACCTTGGCATTGACCGGTATGAAGTTTGAACCGATAAAGGTACAAAATGACAAAATGGCAAAATAACTTCCGATAATATAACTGCATCGGTTAAGGACGGCACTATTAATATTGAGTTTGAATTCATTCATATCCCGAAGGGCAACACCCGGGTTTTAGGCAACATTAATATTGTTAAAATATTTTCAAGTACTGGCATCGTTTTGTCGGAAGATACCATCGTGCCGTGTTATGAAACGATGATTTTCCGGAAGCAAATTCGGATCGTGAGCGAGTAATGAATTATTTTTTTTCTTCTAGGTAAGTCAAGCGTTCTTTAAGTTCAAAGAGTAATTTTTCATTCTCCTCAACACGCTTCTGCAAAATGGTGACTTTATTTAATAATTGTTGTGGTGTCATGTTTCCTCCTTTTTGTCTATATGGATATTATACCATGAAATAAAAAAAAGCCCCGGGGGGCTTTCTTTAGTCGCGCCTTTTTATAGGTTTGACATTCAGTTTTTTACCTTTTGGTGTTGGTCTTCATTATATAATGCGTTCCCAACTTTTTCGGTATTTTTAACATTTGAAGCACTTTTGAAGTTCTTCCATTCAAGCGGCTTACCGGTCAAGGTCACGCTAACTTTAATGTCTTTACCGTTTTCGGTTCAGATTGCACTAATGTTAGCTCCGTCTTTTTTGAATGTTCTTTTTGAAATCATGTTTATCTCCTTCGGGTCGTCTTCAACCCTATAATAATTATATACTATTCTGGAGGTTTTTTAAAAACTTTTTAAAGTTTTTTTTATCTTTTTTTTTATAATTTAACCATGGCAAACGAATTAGATAAGATCAAATATGTCAACAATGACGGGGTTGCCGGTGATAAAGCTAACTACCGGTTGCTTGATCCCGAAAAAATTGACAAGCTTGAGAAGTATAGCGCCGAAGACTTCAACCAAATCCGCGACCGGTTCAATTCTACGATTGATGTTTTAAATGGAACCAATAAAACATTGCCCTCAAATTTTCCGGCTTATAACGATGCTCAAGTTAAAGCCGATATTACAACTAATAAAAATGATATCGCCACTAATAAAAATGCAATTAATACTGCCTCTGCAACAGTTCAACAACAAGCTCAAATGATCCGGGCTAACCAACAACAATCAACAACTAATCGTAATAACATTGATGCCGAGGGGCTAAGGATTGATGCAAACGAGCAGGCGATTGAAGGCAATACACAAAACATTCGTATCGCGGGACATAATTTAACTCAATTTAAAAATAAAGCCGAACAAGATATCGCAACCAACAAAAACGATATCGCGACTAATAAGCAAGCAATAGCAAATGCCGGTGGTGGTGGAGGCGGAGGCGTCGCTTCCGAAGGCAATTACTACTTGCACTATGAATTAGTCAAAGATAAAAAGATCCGCAATTTGACTATTACATTTTGAGCGGGTGTTTATCATAGAACCTGAAACACTAAAACTAGCGCCGAAAAGAAAGAAAAAGGAAAACAATTTATTGTTGAAATATTACTCTTCATGCATAAGTTCGACTGCCATGTTTTAGAATTTAGTTCTGAGTTTTATGATGCTAACATTTGAGACCTTGTTGATTGGGGAACGGCAACGACACTTAATAATTCAACAAGCTTCACTTTAGAACGTGAGGGCGGTCTTCATGAACTAACCGATGATTTTGATGAAACGAAACGCCTTGAAGGAAGCGGCTATGCTTTCCTAAAAACTTGATATGCCCCAAACGGGAAACAACCGACAAGCTTGGATCCAAAAGCAATCGCAGTTTTTTCCCACGAACAAAGGGGGGATCGTGATTATCTTGATCTTGGCGACTTTACTAGGTATCGGATTGACCCCCGGTTTAAGCAAATTCGTTCCCATGATGGTTCAACCGAAGACCTTCATACTTATCTCCGGGAAGAGATAACTTACCATCATGACTCAGCCGTCTTTAGAAAAGACCAAAGCAAACTTGTCGTGTCATCCTTAGGTCAACAAGTAAATGATCCCGGGGGGAATGCGAACAAATGAGTCCCGGCACCCGGACTCGTTAATATCGAAGAAAATGATCCGGCAAATCCAAAGAGTATCTTATGGACTGCCGCCACTAAACGAGCGGCTCTTCAGACCGGAATATACAAGGTAGAATTCACACACAACTTTTACGACATTAGTACAAACGGTGAAACTTATGTGCGAATTAATCGCAATGGAACCGAGAACACCGATTATGCGCTTCAACACTGGGACGGTCAAGGCGGGACATATTCCCAGGCTAACTCCGGCAAGAACTTCACTTATTCTGCCGATGGATATATCCGGGTGCTAAAAGATAATCGCGTCTCCTTAGAATTTAAAATCTACCAACCGTCAAATAACGCAAGGGGAAGTCGGTTCGCCCACGGGCAAAGGTATAATACTCAAGAGGGACGAAATTGTTCCCTAAGAATTATTCGTCTTGACTCCGGAATAGAAATTGACCCCAACATTCCGGGAACATTACCGAATGAGAGTTAAGAGGTAGAGCATGGATTATCAAGAAATATTAACGATCATTGCGACTGCCATTGCCACCATTTTTGGTGGGGGAGCTTCCGTTCGTTTCTTTAAGCAGAAGAAAAATGGGGGAACAACCCTGGATTATAATAAGCGAATTTATAAAAAGCTTGAAGACATTGATAGGCGTCTTCAACGGGTAGAAGTAAAAATTGCCGTCCAGGAAGACCGCTGCAAACGCGAGAAGAAAAAATAGAAGCCTTTTTTGTTATAATATAAATATGAAAAAAGATACAATACCAACAAAAGTCTGAAAGACACTTCGGGAAATCCTGGAATGACTTGCACCATTAGGCGCATTCAACTTCAGCAAAATTATTAAAATTATTAAAGCGATTTGAAAATAAAAAAGTGGGGTTGGTCGGATCCGAAATGCCCCAATAATTAAGCATTCGTTAAATTATTTAGTCATGTCAAAAATCCGATACTCGTCTCCGGGCGAGTTTTTTTATGCACTAGCAATAAGGTTCTTAAAGTCTTCGACCACCCGCATTTTCTTATCGTAGATTTTATTGCCAACATCCACCGAATTTTTGTTATGCAGTCAAATGAGTGCTTTATAAACCTCTTCAAAAATCGGGAAGTATTTATTATCAACTTTAACAAGCTTGTATTGACCCGTCTTCTGTAAATGGCAAATGTATAAATCATTGATGTCAATTTTATTCTTCCGGAGCATGTCGGCATAGATGAAAAGCTGCAACCCCATTAGCATCGGATTAATTTTGGCACTTGTTTTCCAATCAACGATGGCATGGCTTCCATTCATTTCCAAAATGCAGTCAATAATTCCACTTGTAAATTTTTCGGTATCAATGACACGGAATTCTGTGGCGATAATCTTAAAGTCATTTTCGCTCCGGAATTTTTCAAAGGCTTCCCAATAGTTCCCATATTGTTCGTCCGGCAAGATGTCAATGCCAATCTTAAAAGTCTGCTCAATTGCCTCATGAATAGCATTCCCCCGGGTTCCAGCTGCTTCAAGGATGTGCACCGGGATATGTGATAAGTCCGGGGCGACCGGTTTGCTAATCCTTGAGAACGACTTAAGATGAATAGCTTCGCCATGTTCCTTCTTCAAAAATAAGGAGTGCCCCCGGTAAAAACAATGCTCCTTTATAAACTGCCTAATGCCCGCAATTTTTCCATTTAATAATTCTTCTGTCATTATCGCTTCCTTTCCCGTTTTTCTTCCATTTTCTTTAAATTAGCCGATATTACCGCGTTTAATGCTAGGAACTCACTTTCCGCACTTTTTATCCGCTCTTCGCGCACTCGGGCGCTAAAAAGGGGTCGCTTGCCGCCCTTAACTTTATGTTCCTTCTCAAATTCCTTCTTTTCACTGCTCCAGAATTTAATTCGCTGTTTTAATAGCTTCATGCGGCGGCGGATTTTTTTATTGATGGCGGCGAGCTTGTTAATTTCCTCTTGTAATTTGGACTTTGCCATTTTCATCTTGTAGTCAATAATCCGCTTTTCATAAAGGTCTGAGGCGTTAAAAGCATCGGCAATATCATCGGTAATGATATCCCCGTTTTTCAAATGGACGAATATCTTGTCACCCTTGTCATCAACCTTGAGAATATGATTTCGGGTAATGATATCTTTATGCCGGATAAAAAACTGCCGGATTGACTTTCGTTTCTTAAGGCGTCGCTTATCATAAACATTAGCGCCCTGCACTTTTGAGTACCAAGCAACATCCGGGAAGTAATCGAACTTAATATTTCGCTTGACGGCTTCTCCTAAGACCATTCCCTCGATTAGCATGATGATTTGTTGGCTAAACTGGTGGGTCGCTTTTGAGACGATAATAATGTCAAACTTCTTATTTTCAATGTACTTAAAAATCGCGGAACACATGCCTCGAATTCTTTCGAGGGCATCGCCTTCGGTAATTGTAATGTTGAAATACTCAACCGGTAATTCGTTATCATTTTGAATTACAATTCCGGTTGACCGGGTTGAAATATCCAAGCTTAGCTTTCGCATTTTACCTATGCCTTTCTCTTTACAAGCACCCTTTTAAAAATTACTTTATTATGTAAAACGGGAGAGGTTATCAAACCAACAATCTCAAATTTATCATGGTAATTCAATGAAAAAATACTGACAGGAACTCCCATCTCGCCATAATAATCTTTCGGCATTGACTTGGCTTTATCAACATTAATCGCATCATAATTATCATACCGCGGAAACTTTGTTGGTGAATAGGACTCAAATGGCACGAAGCTTGGGCGTTCATAATTGATTGGTGATAAGTTCGTGAACCAAAAGGTGTTGCCTAATTCAACTTCTCTTGTGCCGGTTCTTTCATGGACTATAAATCTATTTATTCTATTTCCCATCTTCATTTTTCGGTTCACCATCAAGGGGAAGACGTCCTTATAAACTGTTGAGTTGATGGTGCTAATTAATAAATATTTTTTATCGTATTTTGTTAGCAACTTCACTAATTCACGATACAAACTAAAGGGGGGATTGGTAATGATGATATCCGATTGCCTCATAATTTCAATGCACTCACTTGACTGGAAATCGCCATCACCCGCCATTTCTTCTTTGGTTTCAATTAGCTCGCCATTTTTAATTTCTAATGTCGCCTTAATCGGAATGTGGTTTTCAAAAAAAGTTCATGGTGCAAAATAGGTACAAATTAACCGCTTAAGCCCGAACTCTTTAAAGTTGTCTTTAAAGAACTTATAAAATTTCGAATATTTACTGTTATCGCAATTTAAATAAATTATCTTTCCCTTGATTTCGTTTTTATAATTTGCGAGTTCTTTTTCAATATCAATTAGCCGGGTATAAAACTCGTCATCTTTTTTTCTTTTTGCGGTAATTAATGCCGCATTAGTCCCGCCGCCCATTTTACTCCCAAAGTCCTCAGAGTTCTTCTAACATTTGCTGCTTGCTAATGTTCTCGAGTTCGGTAATGGGGGTTCCTAACGAATAAATGGTTGCACCATTCTTCTTGGCGATATCACTCCTTATATAAACCTTTTTACCTGCTATATTAATATAAAGCCGTTCAATTTTGGTGTTGGGTTCGACTTGTTTCCTAATTTTTATTTCGTTAAGTCTGAGCTCAAAATTAATTCGGCTCACGATCCTTAATAATGGCATTGTCAAATTGCCCCCTGCCAAATCGCTCTCGCAGACATAATAAATGGTGTAATGGAAGGATTTAAATTTATAAAAATTACTATTCTCGTGACCCTTGATAAAATTGTTTATCTTCTCAAGCTTGCCGGTCTTGTACTTTTCAAACTGCTTTACTTTGAAGTGCTTTTTCCATTCCGCCCGGGCGTCATTTAAAATGCTCCGGACTTGCCGGGGCTCCATTTTGTAAGCCTTGGCGACTTCGTTAATATTATTAAACTTCTGGAAATTCTTGATTATTTCTTTTTTATGCTTCACCGTTTGCCTCCTCTATAAATCGATATCTTCCCATGGCTCATCATCGGTGGTTTCTGTCTTCGCAGCCGGCTTTTCGTCTTCCCATATGTTCTTCCCGAGGTTTTCGGACTGTCAATTTGACTTCTTTTGTTTTATGGCTTCGTATTTTTTGACCGCTTCTTCTTGTATTAAAAAAAACAACGACTCGTTCATTTGGCAATGGTTAGCGTATTTCTTCTTGCCATCTATTTCATAGGGACGACTCGGCATAGATAAAAAGTATCCCTTTTGACCTTTGATTAAATTCATTTCGCGAATTTCAGCCATGAACCCACCAAAGAATAACTTTGCTTCGACCCTTGCTAAAAAGGTGGTGTGGTCTTTTTTAAAGACGCGAACTTCGACTGAATGGCATTTTAGTTCCGGCATTATTCCACCGCCTTATCGTTAAGGTAGTCTTCTCGCAAGAAGTCCAAGGGGTCTTCTGCCACACTTGGCGCATTTTCGGGCTCTTTTTCGGGTTTTGGGGTTTGAACCGGTTTTTCTTGCTGCTGCTCGTTATTTGGGGGTCTTTCCGCGACCTCGGGCTTCTGTGTTTCATCTTCCGGAGGGGCGGGATTTTTAGGTTCAATTATCAAGTCTCCTTTAGCCCGGTCGTCCGGGTATTCAATGTCGGCTTTGAATTGATATTTTTGCTCCAATACTCCCATTAGCTTCTTGAGGGTTATTCATGGCATCGTGTATCACCGGGTCATTTCCAAATTTAGCGACTCGGTATAAGCCTTTGCTTTTCTTAAGATTTCACTTTGGGCGGCTTTTCGTCGCTTTTCGGGCAGGGTCTTAATAAACCGAAAAATGTTATCAATCGCCTCTTTCGGCGCGTTTTCATGCATCTCGTTAGTCTTAGCGGGTGGGGTTTGGGCGATCGTTTTGACTTCGTTATCCTTAGAGAATGGATTATCGAAATATTTTGGCTTCGCATGTTGGTTCATTTCGTAATATGTCGCTTGGTTTAGGGCATTGATATTATCAATCGCCTTATTGATCCGCTGTGTTTTTGGTAAGTAATTTATGTATGTTCGCATGAATGCCGTCTTTCTCATCATCTCGTATTTGTTCCGGGCGAATAGTTCAACCGGGTTCTTTTTTGTTTTTATGCTCTTGAGGTGCTTTTGGTAGGGAATGGAATATTTTATCATGTGAGCTTCAATCTCATAGTCCCAATAGAATTTTTCAATGATCTCGCCATTAGCAAATTCAAACCGGGTGACCCATCCAGCCCTTTCCTTTTCTTTTCGTGCCTTGTGTTCTTCGCTAGTCGTTATCTTATCAATTTTATATTCAATGTCGCGGGTTGCATCGTTATGGTTTAAGACCTCGCCAACTTTGAGTTCAAATGTTATCGGCTTATATTTGAACTCCCCGGTTTGCCAGAGTTGTTTCTCGGCATAACGGTATCCAGTCTGAACTTTCGGCACTGTTTGACCGAACTTGTTCTTGTAGGGAATGATAAATCCCTCCCCGGCGGACGGGTCGGCATCCCTTAAGAACATTTGGAAAATGCAGGCATTGACTTTCTCCGGGTCAAGCTTTAGCATTGCCGGTTCGGAATAAACTGCCATCGCATAGCGATAAAATTTCCGCTGCTCTTCATAATTGCCGGATATCCTTTTGGCATGGTCTTGGATGATTGGAGCCAAGCTCTCGATTTCTGTCGGGTAGGATTTTGTTGCCATTAAAAATCACCGTCCTCGACTAAAACCATGTTTCTATTTTTCTTCTTTAGTAATTGTTTTACCATAGATTTATTGTTCTCGTAGTATTGACCCATAAGTTCGTGCAACATCTTTGCTTGGCTTAAGCCCTGTGCATAGGCGAGGGCTTTAAAGAGTCCAATTGACTTTGTATATTTGGGTTTTGACCGGGTGTTCCGGATATTTAAAGCTTTCACTTTTTTTGTTTTCATATTTTCTCCTTCGTATTTATTATACATAAAAAATATATAATTAAACCTTCTTTTTATACATACGAATTGCCTCACCTAGAAAGTAAATTTTAATATGCTTTGAAAGTGTGACCGACTCCTTATTAATAATCTTGACTCCAAAGTGGTTGTAGGCATTGACCTCCGGGGTTAAAAGGTCAAAGGCGCCGCTAATATTATTCTTAAAGAGCGATAAATGGCTCAATATGACATGAGTGTAAGGCGGGTCAATAAGCACCTTCAATTCAAATAGTGCGACAATTTTGCCATCCCCGGATGGAATATTTACGATTTGAAATTTCTCGATTTTGACATTTTTATATTTTCGGAATTTATACATTCTGCTTCTTCTTTTTTTCCTCGTCTTCGCGCTTCCATTGCGCCTTGACTTCGCGCCATTCCTGCTTTTCCAACTCCCAAATGCCCGGAATTCTTGCCTTGGTGAACTCGTTCGCGGTTTTAATTAGTTCAACTATTTCGTCTTCAATATGGCTTAATGAGTGCTTCATGTCAAGGTGGGGGATTAATTTTTCATTAGCCCACCGGATATTTTTAAGAGCACATTCCAGTTGTTGATTAAGCAAGCTCAAGGTATTATTCAAGCTTGCCGTTTTATTTCAATATGATTTCTTTTTTTCCATGTTAAACTCCTAACGAATGACTGCAAAGGTATTCGTAAGCCATCCGGATAAAGTGGTTCTCGGCTTCTTCAAATTGATCGCCTTCGTAATCGCTCGACCATTCAATCTCGTCATCCTCAACATAGATGATCTGGATTTCGATACGGGGGGTGGCGCCGACTTGCCGGGTTTGAAAGTGCAGCGAATAGCCATTGATTTCATCGCTAAATGTTAAAACACTCGTTCATTCTTCGGTTTTGTATTTGTTAAGAAGTCGTGTTTTCAGTCCAAAGGTGGATATTTGGTCGCTAATTTGTTTGAGAAGCAAATTCTCGGCTTCATTGCTTTCCTTAAAAAACCGCTCCAACCTTGCCCGGTCATTTTGCACCATGTATTTTAAATCGCTCGTTTTGTTCGATGATAACCGGATAATTTCGGCGTCGTTATAAGTGAATTTATATTCTTTGGTTCATTTGTTATCACCCATAATTATCGTCTCCTTCGTTTTTGCTAATAATTAATAATTCCGTCATTTTTCTCCTCTTCTTTCCTTTGCCAATAGTGACATGTTTTTTAATTTCCCGGATTTCCCAGTCGTGATATTGTGCTCGAACTTCGGGGGTGTCCGGCATGGATATCACGACCCGCTTCACCCGTTTTGCTAAATCCAGGCTTCAATTGTAAAAGTCGGTGCCCTCGGTTCGATTTTTGTAAAACTTATCTTCCTCCATGAAATACGGGGGGTCAAGATAATAAGCGGCATCGGGGTTGATCTCGAGGGTCTTATAATCAACCGAAATTATCTTTATAAATCCCAACTTCTCCCGGTATAAATCAACCCGGTCTCAATATCCATTCTTTACCCGGGTCGCTAAGTTTTGACCCGCAAGCTTGGTGATGGATCCATAGCCATCAAACTGCAGGATATTATTGACAAGAACCCGATCGCTAAAGAAGTCAATTTTATCGTAATTGTTGAATATCACATAAGGAACCCGGCGCTCTTGAAGGTTGACGCTAACAATTCCACTGCCGCCAAATACATCCACGACCGTTCGGTATTTTTCAAGGAGTGGCAGAATGTGTTTCAGCAACTTATATTTTGACCCGGCAATTCGGTAGATCGGCTTAATCATTCTCGGCATGGATGACCTTCCGATAAACATCATAAAGTTCTTTATTGACAAGCTCATCGTACTTTTTAAATGCTTCAACTTCTTCGGATAATGGGAAATTGTGTTCTTCTTGCACCCGCCCACACCAAGCATGGATTACGAAGAACCCTTTGCTTCCGTGGTGCTGCAAATAGACATCGTTCGCCACCGATTGCAGAGCGACATTGTCAAATTTTCGGGTTTGAAAAACGATCGCACCCCTTCCTTTGTATTTGGGCTTCTCCCGGTTTCACATGTATTCGGGTTCGCGATATTTTTTGCTAGTCATCATCTTCATCCGTTCCTTTGAGCTCTTTTATGTCGCCTTGGATCTCCTTGATATAGCCGCTAAAAACACATCCGGTTGCACTTTTAATTTTTACCCGGGAGGTCTTAAGCAAGTTTAAGGCGTTCTTAACAAGTCCATCATCCCGAAATTTTTGGGCTGCCCACTCGAGTTGCTTAATTAAAGCATCAAGGTTTGTTGTTATTGCCCGAATGTAAATATCGTTATATTCCATGGCATCGGTTAAGTTTTTTATTTCTTCAATTTTATCTGTCATCGTAATCGTCCTCTTCCTTCAGTATGTTATCAATTTGGATCTCAATGCGATATAATGCACTACCGATATCGGCTATTGTTTTGTCCCATGTTTTAAGTTGGGCGATTAATTCTTCTCTAGTTTTTTTCATTATTTCTTCTCCTTGTTTTGTTTTGCTTCTTTAATTTCTACCTTTACTATTTGGTCTCTATACTCATGAAGATGCCATATTATATTATTCATCCGTCGATCCGATAATCAAATATAACTGATATGATTGTTCTTTTTTCTATAATCTAATTTTAGGTGATATCTTTTATCGTCCATGTGTTCCTCTTTCCTTGAGTTAATTAACTCACAACTAACAACTAACAAATGTTAGCGGTTAGTAATGAACCAATTATTTCTTGTTCGGGGTTTTATCCCAATTGTAATATAACTTCTTGCCCCGCTTATTTTTTACCCAACGTCCATTCAGGATCTTCTTGGTTGTTTCTTTACTAGTAAATCCATACTCGACATTCTCGGCATGGAGACCTTTTATTCCGGCAAGGCGTTCTTCTAATGTTCGAACACTCCGTTTTTCCCGGTAGGCTTTAAAGAACAATTCTATTTCTCGTTCTTCCGCTTGGCGAAGTCCGACTCGGATTTGTGCCAATGTTAGATCGGCAGGGATCGTTTTTCTTGGGGGGGTGATAACACTCTCGGGCTCAATTGCTTCCGTGAATTTTTGGGGCAATGCCGCCAATTTTTCTTCTTCATCGAATATATCGCGCAATTCGGCTTGCTTTCGGTCTCGCCATTCGTTAATGGTGTCATTGCTTAGTCCTAACATTTGCAGTCGAACACCGATGCTTAACAATTGATCGAACTCCTTTAGCAATCGCACCTTTTTTTCGTTTTTGTTTTCGTCCATGTTTCCTCTTTTCTTGCTCGTCTTAAGGGTTGTTCCAACGGCAGCCCATTGTTAATTATCTTCTACCCGGAGATAACACTCCTTGCAGGATGATATATAGCCAATGTTTTTGTGTATTTGGCAGATAATAATTTCTTTAATTTCCATGTTATCAATTCTTCCCCTCTAATTTTCGCAACTCCTTTTGCGCTTTTTTAAGCCGTTCTCATTTATCGCCTTTTCAATCCTCAATTTTTTTATTAACAAAAGTTTCTGCTAAATCCTTAATTTCTTTTCTCAATCGCGCCATTTTTTCTTCTTTAGTCTCTTTCTTATTCCCGCAAGAAACCGCCGCAATAATCGGTGTTAAACCGACCATTGCCATCGTTCCCAGTCTTATTGTTTTTTTCATGTTGTCTCCCTTCTGAGTCAATAATTAACTCGCAATTAATAACTAACCGAAGCTAGTTATCAATAATGAACCAATTATTTGGTTGGTTTCTTTTTCTTAAAGAAGCCTTTAATTTTAAGGGCAATCGCCTTTATGGTCTTAATATTCAATTTGATAAATAATAGGACTCCGATTATAAATAACGGAATGCCAAGACCCATCACTAACGAGTGGGTGGCTGCAATATTGTCATTAATGTTGACATGTTGAGCTGTCGATAATGTGCTCGCCTTTTGAATTTCCGCTTTAATATTGATTAATTCAACGGAAATAAAGCCCGCGAATGCCGTCGCTTCAGTGGTTAGGTCGGCAATTTTGCTCTCCAATTCCGTCTTGAAGTCCTCAACACTTTTAGCTTTATCTTTCATTCATACTTCGAAACCGTCTAATTTTTTGTCAAACTCGGATGCTTTGGCATTCATTTCCGCGACTATTTTGAGCGCTTCTTGCTTCGCTTTTCCAAGCATTAAAAATAACAAACTTTCACTTTGGGCGCTTTTGGCTTTAATATCATTGATCGCCTTTTGAAGATCATTAAACTTTGAAAGCCATTCAGCCGATCTTTTTTCGTTTTTTGACGCCTCTCCCAATAATCAGTTATTTATTCTATCGGCTCTTGTTTGCATAAAGCCGATTTTTTTAGTGAGACGATAAATTCCATCGCGAAGTTGTTCGATACTGTGTTCCATGCCGGAGGTATCAACACCTTCTTTTTTTATTGATTTCACTATGTGTTGTGTGGCGCTATTAACGCGACTTTGTCTCTCAATCATAAATTCCGCGAATGTATCGATACCCGATAAAATGGCGAACTTATTTTTGGCTTTAGGGATAACCGCGAACACCTTTAATAGTTGGGTGTCATCGGTCTTTGTTCTTTCGAAATAAACCTTCAATGTTTTATAAATAATGGCAAGTTCGCTTATTTCTTTGTTGAGTGTGGCTTCGACTTTTTCGTATTGTTCTTTAACTACCTTTCAAACCTTCACCCCGCTCGCATTTACATATCTCCGTATATTCAGGAGTTTTGTTGTGGTGTATATTTGGTTCGGTGGTGATGTTTGTCCGGCTTCTGCACTATAGGTATTAACATCCCTAATTAAATCGGGGTTATCTACTTTCTTAGTTTTTTTAAGTGATGCAATGCCATATTCTTCATGAAAAAGAATGGCATTTAGCCCTGCGGCTAATTCATCGAAGCCGGTCTTTATTTTTTCGTCTCTAGCCGCTTGACCCACTAAAAAGTTCTCGTGTTTAATGTTGAACCTTTCATATGTGGTCGGCGCCTTTGTTAGCGTTCCAATTTTGACATTAAAACGCTCGGCAAGAAAATATACGGCTTTAACTGCTTTAAATGCCTCGGTATTAATTCCCAGAACTCATTCTTCACCGCGTTTATCAAGGAGCCCTTCATTATGACCCTCACGGGCAAAATAACCCTTTAATATATTGTATTGTTGGTATAACGGATTTTCTTTTGAAATTCCGCTGCTTTCAACGGCATCCAAAACTTTTTTGCCGTCCTTGGATAAGTAATCTTTTATCCGATAAAATTCGTTTATTGTTTGTGCTTTAGCACTCATAATTTCCTCTTTTCTCGCATGTCTTTATTTGGGTCGTTTCAACTGCCGCCCGGTTTTAATTTTTATTTGGGATATATTCTAGACCACATCGTTCGCATTCGTAGTCGGGAGCCCCACCATTTTCGCCATGGTAATCACAGGCAAATTGCCTGAAGTTTTTATGTAGTTTCATCTTTGTCTCCTTTCGTTTTTCATTCGTGACATTTGCACTCGTCACATCGGAAGTTAATATAATGATTATCAACTCCACAATAATCGCAGCATGGTGTATTCTTCATGTTTTTATTCATAGCCACCTCCTTTTTTTCCGGTCGCAATCTCGAGCGCTATTTTTTTAAACTCGGAGATGTCAATTCCGGTTGTTATCTTGCCTTTCAACATTTTTATAATTGTGTCGGCAGAGTCTTTCATATTGACAAGATGCCATCGGATTTTCATCACCCGGGTGCGGAGTAGAAGTTCCTCCATGTCGTCAATGGTGTCCTTAAGCCTATCAATGATCTCCCTTGTCGTCTTAAATTGACGCCTTCGTTTTGGGGCGAATTTGTATCACTTCTTCCCGGTGTCATTTGTCGCCCATGCGCCATTGATAATTCTTTTCGTCCACGAACTGTCATTCTTGCCGTTGTTAGCAGTATCAACTTTCTCAAGCTCGGCAAGGCATTTATTTATTTCTTCTTCGTCCTTTTTCTTAATCGCGGCAAAGAAGTCATTTAGCGCGATTTGTTCGGCACTTAAATCATCATAGGGGTCTTGTTCCCAGAGTTCGTGTTTATTCGAACTCATGTCGTAATATGCACTCATTATTCGCAACCGATGAACCGTTTATTAGCAGTCCATCCTTTCTCAATTTTGACTGTTCTTAGGTGATCTTTTAGGCGGTAAAACCCGTCGCATCCCGCCAATTTAGATATTAACTCCGGGGTGGGTTTGTATGGCTTGAAAACCAATCCTTCCGAAGTTTCAAGCCCGGCTCAAATCGGCACTCATAAAGGCTTCTCGTAATTTTCAACGATAACTTTATATATAGGTCCGTTTGCGGTACAAAGTGGAACAAATTGAGCGGCAATTAAAACATCCTCGTCATTTGTTCGGACGGTATTATATTTATTGCTAGAACTTGTTATATCAACATTGATATATTTTTTTGCCTTGTTGATAAGTCGTTCTTGTTTGTTTCTTCCGTTAATTGTTGTCATGTCATCTCCTTTTTAATGGTTATTTTTTATCCTTAAACCTTCATACAAACTCCGAAAAATTTAGCTTCGCAGTTTTTAGGTCCGGGTAGGTTTCGGTGTGGAAATATTCGCGCCCCTCGGCAGACACTTTGATAATGCCTTCCTTGTTTTCTTTTTTTCAAGTTTCGGGATTAATAACTTGTTTAACACCTAAATAGAAAACTAGTCCGTCTTTGACCTCGGTGGCAACCCGCATTCAATCCTTCTTCTCGGTGAACTCACGGTTGACTCTTTGGATCTCGGAAACAATTTCTTCTCGGCTATATCCTTCGTTATTTGTTTTCATAATATCTCCTCGGGGGTCTTTTACCCTATAATAATTATACACTATT